TTATAATTAGTACTGGATGCCTTAATGGGTCCACACAACTAAACTTGCTAGAAAAGGAGTTTTTCAAATGGGTAACCTCATGAAGTATCATGCTGGAGATCTGTCTCAATTGATGGACAGGATTAATATGCACAGCATTGGAATGGATGATTACTTTGATAAGATTTTCAAAGCACAAGCATCTAACTATCCTCCATATAACCTTGTCCAACTTAGTAATACTGAATCACATCTTGAAGTAGCACTTGCAGGGTTTAAAAGGGAAGAAGTCAGTGTTTACACAGAATACGGTAAGCTCTTTATTGAGGGCAAGAAAGATAAGAAGGAAAAGGATGAAGACACTCACGTCATCCACCAAGGTTTGGCTCAACGCAGTTTTAGTCGTTCCTGGACAATCTCAGATGACACGGAAGTTAGATCAGTTACTTTTGAAGATGGGCTTTTGACTGTCATCCTTGGTAAAGTTGTACCTGAGCATCATGCAAAGAAAAATTGGCTCTGATATATAATAAGTATCGTCGTCGCTGGGAGATCTCTGGCAAAATCCAGGGAATCTCCCCATTTTTTTAGGAGTTGTTGTGGAAAATCTTAAGGTATTGGTTCTTGATAATATTATGCTTCTCACACAGATTGAGGAAGTATCTGGTGATTTAGGAACACCTGATTGTAAATTGACTGAACCTATGGTTATTGGTGAGCAGGAATCTCTGTCTCCTTGGTTGGTATCTGTGACAACACAGAACACCTTCATGATTCATTCAGATAAGATCTTGACTATCGCTGATCCTAATAGTAAACTGAAAGAGAAATACGAAAGTCTGGTGAAGGAATGAGATTCTACACAAACGTGCAGATGGTTGGCAACAACTTTCTTGTTCGTTGTTATGAAGATGGTCAGAAGAAGATCTACAAAGAAGAGTATCAACCAACTCTATTTGTCAAATCTAAGAAAGAGTCTAAGTGGAAGACACTAGAGGGTGACAATGTAGAACCTATTCAACCAGGCACTATTAGAGACTGCAAAGAGTTTTATAAGAAGTATGATGGTGTAGATGGATTTCCCATCTATGGTAATGAAAGGTATGTCTATCAATATATTTCAGACAAGTATCCAGAGGAAGAGATCAAGTTTGATATCTCAAAGATTTCTCTGGTAACAATGGATATTGAGGTTCAGGCAGAAGAAGGATTCCCTGACCCAGAATCTTGTTCTGAAGAAATGTTGACTATCTCTATTCAGGACAATGCTACAAAGAAAATTATTACATGGGGGAGAAAACCATACACTCCTTCACAAAAGAATGTAACCTATTACCACCATGAAGATGAAGTGGCAATGCTCAATGCATTCCTGTATTGGTGGTCAAACAACACCCCTGATGTCATCACAGGGTGGAATGTGAGGTTGTATGATGTCCCATACCTGTGTGGAAGAATCAGTAGGATTATGGGTGAGAAGAAGATGAAACTTCTGTCACCTTGGGGACTAGTTTCTCAGGATGAAGCTTATATTTCTGGTAGAAAATTCAATGTTTATGATATTGGTGGACTTACTACACTGGACTATCTTGAACTTTATAAGAAGTTCACTTACAAAGCTCAGGAGTCTTACAGACTGGACTACATAGCCCAGGTAGAGTTGGGTCAGAAGAAACTTGATCATAGTGAGTTCAATACCTTCAAAGATTTCTATAGAGGTAACTGGAAGAAGTTTGTAGATTACAACATCATTGACGTGGAACTTGTTGACCGTTTGGAAGACAAGATGAAACTGATTGAACTTGCTTTAACTATGGCGTACACAGCAAAAGTCAACTATGTTGATGTGATGTACCAAGTCAGGATGTGGGATACAATAATTTATAATTATTTAAAGAGAAGGAATATTGTTATCCCACCAAAGGATAGATCAGATAAAGATTCCAAGTTTGCTGGCGCATATGTCAAGGAACCAAAACCAGGAAAGTATGACTGGGTTGTTAGTTTTGACCTTAATAGTCTGTATCCTCATCTTATTATGCAGTACAATATCTCACCAGAAACCTTGGTTGAGGAAAAGCATCCCAGCGCAACAGTTGATAGAATACTTGAGGAAAAAATAAGTTTTGAGATGTATAAAGACTATGCAGTTTGTGCCAATGGTGCAATGTATAGGAAGGATGTGAAGGGTTTCCTTCCTGAACTGATGGAGAAGATGTATGCAGAGAGGGTTATCTTCAAGAAGAGAATGCTTGCTGCTAAGCAAGAGTATGAAAAGAAACCTAGTAAGACATTGGAGAAAGAAATTGCAAGGTGTAACAATATTCAGATGGCTAAGAAGATCTCTCTTAACTCTGCTTATGGCGCTATCGGTAATCAGTATTTTAGGTACTACAAACTTGCCAATGCAGAGGCAATCACCATGTCTGGACAGACATCCATCAGATGGATAGAAAACCACATGAATGGATATCTAAATAATTTGTTACAAACAGAGGATGTAGATTATGTTATCGCATCTGACACTGACTCAATCTATATTAATTTTGGACCTCTTGTTGATAAATTTTTTAGTAATGTCAATGGTGACAAGGTTAAACTTGTTACCATTCTTGACAAGATCTGCCAAGACAAGTTGGAACCGTTCATTGAGAAGAGTTACCAGGAGCTTGCGACGTATGTAAATGCATATGCCCAGAAAATGCAGATGAAGAGGGAGAACATTGCAGATAGGGGCATTTGGACAGCAAAGAAAAGATACATTCTAAATGTGTGGGACAGTGAGGGTGTAAGGTATGAAGATCCTAAACTGAAAATCATGGGTATTGAGGCTGTTAAGTCATCTACCCCTGCACCTTGTAGGAAGATGATTAAGGATGCTCTCAACCTCATGATGGGTGGCACTGAGGATGAGGTGATTGACTTCATTGATGATGCCAGAGCAAAGTTCAAGAAGATGTCCCCAGAGGATATTGCCTTCCCCAGAACTGTAAGTGATGTGAATAAGCACAAGAGTTCTGCTACAATCTATGGAAAGGGAACACCTATTCATGTGAGAGGTGCTCTTCTTTACAATCACTATATCAAGGAGAAGCACCTTGATACTAAATATTCACTCATCAACAATGGGGAGAAGATTAAATTTCTCTACCTGAAAAAAGCAAATCCAATCAGAGAAAATGTTATCTCATTCATCCAGGATTTCCCTGTGGAACTGGGTGTTGACAAGTACATTGACTATGATCTACAATTTGACAAAGCCTTCTTGGAGCCTGTCAAAGTCATTCTTGACGCTATTGGTTGGAATGTTGAGAAAGTTGTAAACCTAGAACTATTTTTTGGATAATGGACCTACCCATCAATGATAAAGAACTTGCCACAATTGTCAGTGCTCTACGCCTTAGTGGAGATGCTGCTTTGTATCAAAAATTGATGAAGATCAAAGAGATTAGGGATGCCAATCCAGGTGGTCCCTACAAGAAGATTGCTCGTGAACAATTTGGATTTGTATTGTAATGGATTTTTTAAAAGAGATTGTGAAGGAGGTTGGTGGTGAATACACCCAACTGGCAGCAGACATTGATGAAACTGAACAGTATGTTGACACAGGTTCGTACATTTTTAATGGACTTGTTTCAGGGAGTTTATTTGGCGGTGTATCTGGGAATAAGATTACTGCCATTGCTGGTGAGTCTAGCACTGGCAAGACCTTCTTTTCTTTGGCTGTTGTTCAAAATTTTCTTGATAGCAATCCTGATGGGTACTGTTTATACTTTGACACAGAAGCAGCAGTTAATAAGTCCCTTCTTGAGTCAAGGGGAGTAGATACTAACAGGACTGTCATTGTCAATGTTGTTACAATTGAAGAGTTTAGGACTAAAGCTCTGAAGGCAGTTGATATATACTTGAAAAAACCTGAAGAAGAACGCAAACCTTGTATCTTTGTTCTTGATTCATTGGGTATGCTATCCACTGAGAAAGAGATTAAAGATGCATTGGATGACAAGCAAGTTAGAGACATGACAAAATCTCAACTTGTTAAGGGAGCATTCAGAATGCTCACCCTGAAGTTGGGGCAGGCAAACATCCCAATGATCGTTACCAATCATACCTACGATGTCATTGGCGCTTATGTTCCTACAAAAGAAATGGGTGGAGGTAGTGGTCTCAAATATGCTGCGTCTACGATTATCTATCTGTCTAAGAAAAAAGAAAAAGATGGAACAGAAGTTGTTGGAAATCTTATCAAGGCAAAGACTGCTAAGTCGCGTTTAAGTAAGGAGAATAAGGATGTTACCATTCGTCTATACTATGATGATCGTGGTCTTGATAGGTATTATGGTCTTCTTGAGTTGGGAGAGATTGGTGGTCTCTGGAAAAATGTGGCAGGTCGTTATGAGATAGATGGCAAGAAGGTTTATGCCAAAGCAATCTACAAAGACCCAGAGTCATACTTCACAGATGAAGTAATGGAAAAACTTGATGCAATTGCAAAAGAAGAATTCTCTTATGGTAGTTAATGGACAAAATTGAATTTCTGGTTCTCAGGAACCTTTTACATAATGAAGAGTATCTAAGAAAAGTCATTCCCTTTATCAAGTCAGAATATTTCCAAGACTACAATCAGAAGATTGTATTTGAGGAGATCATGTCTTTTGTATCTGAGTATAATGAAGTTCCCTCAAAGGAAGTTCTGGGTATTGAGGTAGAGAAGAGAAAGGATATCAATGATACTTCTTATCAAGAAATCTCTAAACTCATCAGTTACCTTGATGATGAACCAGCAGAGAAGGAGTGGTTGGAAAATACCACTGAGAAGTGGTGTAGAGAGCGTGCCATCTATATGGCACTCATGGAATCTATTGCCATTGCTGATGGACAGGATGATAAGAAGCAACCTGATGCTATCCCATCCATTCTGTCTGATGCTCTTGCTGTTAGTTTTGACAACCATGTAGGACATGATTACTTACAGGACTATGCAGAAAGATTTGATCTATATAACAAAAAAGAAGAAAAGATTGAATTTGACCTTGAATTCTTTAACAAGATTACAAAAGGTGGGCTTCCAAATAAAACACTCAATATTGCTCTTGCTGGCACTGGTGTTGGTAAGTCTTTGTTTATGTGTCATGTCGCAAGCAGTGTGTTACTCCAAGGCAAGAACGTACTATACATCACGCTTGAGATGGCTGAAGAAAGAATTGCGGAAAGAATTGATGCTAATCTTTTGAATGTCAATATTCAAGAGATTGCTGACCTTCCTAAACCAATGTTTGAAACTAAAGTCAATAACATTGCACAGAAGACACAGGGCACCCTAATTATTAAAGAGTACCCTACTGCTTCTGCACATGCTGGACACTTTAGGTCACTTCTTAATGAACTTGCACTTAAGAAGTCATTCAGACCTGATATTATTTTCATTGATTACTTTAATATATGTGCTTCCAGCAGGTATAGGGCAGGCAGTAATGTTAATTCATATACAACTGTCAAGGCTATTGCTGAGGAACTTAGGGGATTGGCATGTGAAGCAAACGTCCCTATTGTATCTGCTACTCAAACCACTCGTTCTGGTTATGGTAGCTCTGATGTTGAACTTACTGATACTTCTGAATCCTTTGGTCTTCCTGCTACTGCTGATCTTATGTTTGCTCTTATTAGCACTGAGGAGTTGGAGGGTCTGGGACAGATTATGGTGAAGCAATTAAAGAACAGATACAATGATCTCAATATGTTCAAGAGATTCTGCATTGGGGTTGATAGAGCAAAGATGAGATTGTATGATTGTGAACAGTCTGCCCAAGATGACATCCTTGACAATGGCAAGGATGAAGAGTATAGTTTTGAAGAAGATAAACCAAAAAAATCATTTGAGGGGTTTAAGTTTTAATGACTATTTCAATCAATAAAGAAGAAACATCAGAAGGAATTAAATTTACTATGAGTGAAAATACTTCAAGTGTTGATACTGAAAAATACGTTGAGTTTGTAAAAGAAGTTACTAGTGAACCTAGTCTGGACTATGCCATCATGGCAACACGCCTTGCAGAACTTGAAGCAACTGGAACTAATACATCTCAGTTACTGACTGCTGCTCTTGGTCTCACTGCTGAGGCAGGTGAGTTCACTGAAGTTGTGAAGAAGATTATCTTCCAGGGCAAACCCTACAATGAAGATAATGTGTTTCACATGAAGCGTGAACTTGGTGATATCTGTTGGTATCTTGCTCAGGCATGTATGGCACTTGATACTACCTTTGATGAGGTGATTGAGATGAACGTTGACAAACTTATGAAACGTTATCCTGGTGGTAATTTTGATGTTCACTATTCTGAAAATCGTAAGGAGGGAGACCTGTGAGAGACTATGATCCACTAACACCTGAAGAGGTGAATGATGCTGCAAAAGAGTTCTTCCCACTCTTTGATATTGTTCATCGCAATATGCCAGAGAACTGCACTGTAGAAGATACTATTAAGGTGATGGAAACTGTGTGTCAGATGGCACAGAAGAGACGTGATTTTGATAAAGGAGATGTTGGACCATTTGGTTTTAATAAGAAACCAAAGGGGAATGAAGAGAAGGAAGATATAAATACATAAAGAAATATAGTAATTGTAGAGATGTCCTCATCAATGCGTAACTTTATGGAGGCATACAATGCTGTCCATAGCAAAGAAGCAAAGGAAGAACTTTATTCCAAGAGAGATCCTATCAGTGAAATGAACACTGCTAGCCTCCAGGATAATGACCTTCGTGACTTGGCAGAAGATATTCTTGAAGAAGTATTTGAGACATCAACTGTTAAGGAAGCTGAGGACATCATCTTCAATATGATTCCTGAGTCCAACATTGTTGGAAGAGAAGAGAAGTTGGAAAGAATTTATGCTGCTTTTGGTGAGACCTTCAGTAGAATTAAACTGAAGAATCAGTCAAAGCAAATGGAAGAGTTTGCTAAGTATAGACAACAAAAAAGACTTGAAGAAACTTGGTCTGCAAGATTTAACCAAGAGAAGAGAGTTCAAAGAGTTCACAGCACTGTTGTTGCTGAAGATGTTGCTATCATTAAGAAGGGTTTGCTTGAACTCTTCAATGAGAAGAAATCTGATCCTTGCTGGGTTGGTTACAAGCAAGTTGGTATGAAGAAGAAGGGTGGCAAAATGGTCCCCAACTGTGTTTCTGCAACTGAAGCAGCACAGTATGATGAAATGTATAAAGGCAAGCATGGTCAAACTGACAAGCAGTATGCTGACTCTCGCTCCCAAGGTGGTAAGATGATATCTGGTGACTCCAAGATGAGTGGTGCTGAATACACCCATGGTCGTAGAGTCAAAGCAGCAAATCCTGGTATGCAACCTGATGTGGGTGGTAAGACCAAACCCAAGTCTCAGGGTAAGATGGATAAAGGCACTCGTTCTGAATTGATGTATCGTAAGGCAAATCTCAAAAAAGAGGAAGTAGAAGTTGATGAAGCGATGAGTTCTTATGATAGAAATCGTAAAAGAGCAGCACAAAGAGCAGCAGAAAGAAATGCTGCTCGTGCCGCAGGTAAGACTGGTGTAGTACCTGGTGTTGGATATGTATCTCCCAGAAAGGAGAGAGAAACTTATGTAGATTCTGCAGGTACAACCAGACACAAGTCAGGTGCTAAAATGGAAGAATTTGAATTGCAGGAAAGGGGTATGAATCCTGGTTTCAAGGCATATCTTGAGAAGCAGAAGAAAAAAGGTGGAGATGATGAAGGTGGTGATGCTCCCAAGGGTGGTAGCAAACCTGAT